TTAACCTTTCCTTGTTAAACCCGTACCAAAATCTTCATGCCTGCAAAAATCACTTATCGCACGCTCCCGCTCCGCATAACCACCCTTAAAATCACGCCTCCACCTCACCCGCTCATACGGCAACGCACACAACACCCGCCGCAATGCCGGTAAATAACTACACTGAAACAACACCCGCAACACACCAGGCTCACCCTCACACGGCACACCACACATAAAACAATCAGACGCACAATGCACCACACCGCCACTCTCCAGCGCATACTCTATCAGCCCCGCAAAACTACCCTCCTGCCAGGCCTCCAAAAAATCCATCGCCTCCTGCACCTTACTCATACCCCCCATTTTACCACCTATCACCATCAAAAAAAATGTTCGCTTCCGAACATTTTTTCACACACCAATCCATGATATACTCATTCAAATGCAGCAACAGCTCACACCTCAGCAAGCAGCACAACTCAAAGCACTCCTCTCAAACCAAGAGTGGCGACTCAACCACCTCTACTGGATAACAGACAAAGACGGCAACACCGTCCGCTTCCGCCTCAACTGGGCCCAGCAACAACTCCACCAACAAGCCCACACCCGCAACAACATCCTAAAAGTCCGCCAGCTCGGCATCTCTACGTACCTCGCACTCCTCATACTCGACTCCTGCCTATTCAATAAAAACTTCCACGCAGGCATCGTCGACCGCACCCTCCCCGAAGCCGAAAAAAAACTCGCCAAAATCACCTTCGCCTACGAACACCTAGACCACCTCCCCGACAACCCCTCACCCCTCGACCGCGAACTCGCAGGCATCGGCGCCGAACTCAAAAAACACTTCCCCCTCAAAAAAGATAAAACAGACCCCGACGACCTCCGCCTCACAACCCTAGGCCAAAAGAAAATCACCTTCTCCAACCGCTCCACCATCTGCATCGGCGTCACCTACCGCGGCGACACCCTCCAACTCCTCCACGTCTCAGAGCTCGGCTCCATCGCCGCACACGACCCCATCCGCGCCGCAGAAATCCAAACCGGCTCCTTCCCCTGCGTAGCCACCAACGGACACCTCTACCTCGAATCCACCCACGAAGGCGGCAAATGGGGCACCAACTACGAACTCCTCCTCTCCGCCATGGACAACATCGGCCACACCCTCACACCCCTCGACTTCAAATTCTTCTTCTTCCCCTGGTACAAACACCCCGAATACACCCTCCCCGGCATCACACCCCACCTCACCGTTGAACAAACCAAATACTTCGACACCCTCAAAAAAAACCTCTCCATCACCATCACCCCCGCACAACGCGCCTGGTACACCGCCATGGCTCGCACCCAGCGCTCCAAAATGCGCCAAGAATTCCCCTCCACACCAGATGAAGCCATCTCCCCCATCGCAGACGGCACCATCTACTACTCCCAACTCACCGCCCTCGCAGAACGCGGCCACCTCACCGCCTACTTCGAGCCCTCACCACACCGCCCCATCTACACCTCCTGGGACCTCGGAATCGCAGACTACATGTCCATCTGGTGGATCCAGCCCGACGGCAAAGGCCACTGGCTCATCCTCGCCAACTACACCGCCACCGGCAAACCCCTCACACACTACCTCGAAATCCTCCGCCAACGTGACGCAGACTGGGGCCGCTGCACCGCCGTCATCCTCCCCCACGACTCCACCACACACGACCGCCACCTCACCACATGGGCAGATGACTTCCGCGCCGCAGGCTACACCGTCAAAAAAGTCCCCCGCACCACAGACAAATGGCAATCCATAGACAACACCAGAGACCTCCTCCGCACCTGCATCTTCCACGCCCGCTGCTCAGAACCCACCATCCCCGCCGGAGAAACCACCCGCTACCCCTCCGGCCTAGACTCCCTCAAACTCTACTCCACCGCCCCTCCCGGCACCTCCGGAACCCTCCACAACGAACCCCTCCACAACATCTACTCCCACGCCGCAGACGCCCTCCGCACCTTCGCAGACGCCGTCGTCAAAGGCTTCATCTCCCCCGAGCTCGGCTGGCAAAAAAGCACCCGCCTCACCCCATTAAAACGTGACTCCTTCACATCTAAATACTTCTCTTAACAACATAAACAACAATCAAATACAAATCATGAAACGCTTAGCATTCAACGGCGGAGAAATCACACCCGCCATGGCACTCCGCTCAGATATGGACGTATTCCCCCGCTCCTGCACAGAACTCACCAACTTCGACGTCCACGCCACCGGCGGCATCTCCCGCCGTAAAGGATTCGAAACCGTGGCAAACGCCATCCTCGACCCCACTTCACCGGAGAAAGGCAACACCCTTATCCCCTACATCTATTCAGATGACAAGGTATTCCTCATAGAAGCAACCCACTGCGTCCTCTGCGTATACAACACGTCAGACAACACGCTTGTTGCCTCTTTCAACTCTCTGGACGGCTGGTATTGCCTAGAACCCCGCCTCGTCACATGGCAACAAATAAACTCCATTCTCCTCCTATTATCACCTAAACGGCCAATCATGCAACTCAAACTCAACGATGACATGTCATGGTCATTCTCAAAATACAAATTTAAAACCCCTCCTTGGCACACTATAGACCTCCAAACCTTCGGCATCAAACTCTCTAAAGAAAGCAACTCCATTTACTCCATCGCTTTCAGCGCCGACCTAGACCCCTCAGAAACAGAATACGAAACCGGAGACCTCCTCCGTGCCTCCTTCTACGTGCCCCGCCAACAAATAAACACAACCCCATTCCCCGGCGTCAGCACCCTAAAAATCCTACAAGACGGCCTGTCCGCCTCCTCAAAATTCTCAGCAGGTGAACAAATAGCCATCAAACAAACCTATGAATCCTGCTACATATGCGTAGCAGACTTTGATGGCTCCAGAGACTTCACCTCCGGCTGCATCTTCCCCGAAAACTACATGGCAGAAGGCGATGCCCGCTTCATCCCCGCAGATAACATAGCCGACTTCAACCTCATAGAACCCATCTCCGGCCTCTCCGCCTCCTCAAACTACAAAAAAGGAGCCCGCCTCAAACTCACCACAGGCTACTGGAAACTCTACACCTGCATCCGCAACTTCGACGGCTCCGTAGACTTAAACCAAGACTATACCTCACCGGACAACTACTCATCATACTTCCTACCCGGCATCCTCATGGGCACCCCCGCCACCTGCCAAGGCACTTGGAAATTCCACTGCTCCGGCACATGGTATGGCTCATACGAAGTCCGCCGCACCTACGATAACGCCATCAGCTTCCTAAATGGCGCCCCAGACCTCAACGCCCGCTGGGATACCTTGGGCGAATCCTTCTCCCCTATCGGCTCCCCCCAAAACAACATCCTCACAGGCGATGAATCCGATGAAGAATGCTACCTCGGCCTCTTCCTCACACGCTGCCGCTACATCAACGATGACAACGTAGGCGCCGGCTGGCCCGCAGATACCTGCCAAAACTCCCTCATTGTCCCCTCCTACAAGCACAATATGCTCCTTGAAAGCCGCGACAATTACTCCTACAAATTCACCGATATTACCCCCATAAAAGTAACACCGCCTCATAAACTCTACATCAAAGATTGGTCATGGGCCGCCTTCAACTCCCGCTACGGCTACCCCACACTCGCCACCATACACGAATCCCGCCTCGTCCTCGCCGCCACCAAAGCCCAACCCCAAACCATATGGATGAGCAAAACAGATGACCTCAACAACTTCCAAACAGGCAAGCTAGACACCTCCGCCCTCCACCTCACCATGTCCACCACCACACAAGCAGACATCTGCTGGCTCCTCTCCCGTGGAGAAGTCATCATGCTCGGCACAGAAGACGGCGAGTGGGTCATCAGCTCCTCCTCCGGCCAAGGCCTCACACCCACCACCGCACGCATCATCAACCATGGCCGCGTCGGCTCCGCCCACATCCCTGCCGTCACAGCCATTGACCGCGTACTATACTGCGAACGCGGCTCAGGCCGCGTCTACCAATACGGCTACGACTGGCAATCCAACTCCTACACCTCCACAGACCTCACCATCTTCGCAGACCACATCGCCACCCAAGGCGGCGGCATCATCTCCGGCACCGTCCAACGCAAACCTTGCACACGCGCCATATTCGTCCTTGCAGATGGCACACTCGCCCTCATGGCGTACAACACCCACCACCAAGTCAACGCCTGGCACCGCTACACCACCAACGGCAAATTCGAATCCATCTGCGCACTCCCCAACGGCACCGCAGAAGACAAACTCTACGCCATCGTCAGCCGCAACGGCAAACGCTACCTAGAATGCCTCTCCCCAAACTCCCCCTACATAGACGCCGGACAGCACGACTACACCTCCACCATCTCCACCACCGCCCTCTGGCCACCCGATGCAGATGAACGCAAAACCCCCACCGCCCCGCTGGATGCCTACCTCCCCACCACCACACCCGCAGCCAACATCACCATCCGCACCGCAGAGCACACCCCATACACCCCCCTCAACCACACCGGCAACCTCACCCCCGGCTGGGTCCACCTCATCGCCAACGCCACCTGGACCAATCGCCCCCACTTCTCCCTCCAAATCACAGGCCCCCACCCCTTCACCCTCCTCGCCCTTCAACTATAACCCCCGAGCGCCGGAGCTTCGGAGGCGCGAGCCTCGGCGTAGCCCGAAGGCGTAACGACTTCGGACGAAGCCGGGCTTCACCCTCCTAGCCCTGCAAATGTAAAAAAAAGGCGGCGAGCTCACCACTCACCGCCTTTACCATACTTTGTACTTCCTACTTTGTACTTCGTACCTCGTACTTCCTACTTTAAATCACTCCATTCGTCTCCAACTCAGGCAGCACAAACACACTGTCCTCGTCCTTGCGCCCGCAACCAAAGTACCCGGTAGCCAAACTACGCTCACGCACGTCCACCTTTTCGGTGAGCGTCTGCGTGATGTACTCCCAATCGTCCCAAATACCGAAACCGATGCGGTTCTTCAGCCATGCGCAGCACATGCGTGCGCCGTTCACAGCTGTACCGTCCTTCAGCTCGGTGTTCATGGTCGGCAGCATATTGCTCACCACCCAAGTAAACCCGGTCTTACTCAAATACGTAGTAGAACCCGCCTCACCCAGCGTACTAAACCCATAATCACGGTTCAACTTCAGCTCCAGCGTCTGCACCATCTGCTTCACAGCAGGAGAAATACACACACACAAAGCCTCCGGATCCGTCGGGTCAAACACCTCCAACTCCTCCAAACGTCTGCGCACATAGCCCAGCTTGTCCAAGAAAGTACCGCTGAAGCTGGTGGAAACGCCCTTGCCGCTGGTAGCATAGTCAATAGGAACCAAATTACCCTTACCCGCCTTAAAAGACGCATAAGTCAAATCCAGCTCCTTCTTATCAATACCACCGTCACCCGCATAATTAGTGCCCAAAATACCGCCAAGGTAACCACCATCATCAGCCGTCTTCAACCGCCACTTCTTACTGGTCTTATCCTTAACCACCCCCAAAGCCACCGCATCCAACTGACGCTTAGCCGCGGCAATCTGCTGCTGCTTAATATGAGCCAGAGTATACTCATACTTACCCATATCACGCCTCTCATCCTTGGAAATCGGAATCGCGTTATAGAACTTACGGTAGCGCATACCACGCTTACCAAAGCGCAAATCACTCTCCGTAATCACATGGCGAGTATCATTATACTCCTCCATCTCCGTACCTCCAATGATGGGAAACTCATAATAATCCCCCTCCATCCCCGTCTCAATAGTCGTATACTGCTGCACGCGAGTATGCAACTGTTGGTACTCACTCTCGTACTGGTCCTTAAACTTAGTACGGAGCATCTCACGCTGCGTCAACACAGCCGTTCCTGCTGTAGCCATAATTCCTTATGTCCTTTCTATCTTATCCTGTTATTACTACTTCACCGGTCCCTACCGGCAAAAACTAAAAACCCTTCACCTTATTATAACGCGCATTCAAACTACGCCAACGCGGGTCACTCGGATTATGAAAAGCCTTATAATCCGCATGCTGTGGATTCGTCATCACCTCACGCGCCCAAGACTCATCATCAGCACTCACCGCAGGCACACCCACAGCAGCCGCACCCTCACCCACCTCCGTCCGAATCGCCTGAATCAAACGCATCCCCTTCGGAGTCGCCAACACAGCCACATCCTCCTCCGTCAACCCCGCCTTGGCACTCATACGCTTAACAAACGCCTGGCACTCATCCTTATTCGCCTCGTAATCCGCGCCCCAGTCATCCTTCAGCGCAGCATCATCTTCTGCCACCTGCTTATCCGCAGCAGCCTCAATCGCCGCAATCACCTTAGCCGTATACTCACCCGCAACCCTGCCGTCAGTAATACCAACCGCCTTAGCCGCCTCCGTCGTAATAGCCGCAAACTGCTCCGTAGCCTCATAACCCTCCGGCCACTCCATTTGAAACGCAGCAACCTCCGCCTCCTCTGTAGACTCCTCAGCGCCACCTTCCGCGTCCGTTTCGGTCGCTTCGGTGTCTGTAGTCTCCACGTTGGTGTCTACGGTCTCCACGGTTTCTTCAGGCGCTACATCTGCGCCCCCTGTCTCTACAATAGCTTCTTCGCTCATTTGTTCTCCTTTCGGTATTGGTTAACTTGTTTTTTCAGCCACATGTACACCTCTCGGTACGCATCGCGCCGCATGGCATCCAGCGGGTCGTACTTGCCCGCCACCCCCTGAAAGCACGCTTGGTGTACGCCGAACTTCCGAGCAATCACCGCCAGCACCTCATCGCTAATGGCTCGCCCGATGATGGCACGCTCCCGCGCCTCTCTCTGTTTAAGCTCCTCTAGTGTCATTGTCTCATGTTTCTATATGCTTGCGCCTCCTGATTCATCCCCTGAGCCGCTGCCAACTGCTGCTGCAACATCGCCTCCTGCTGCCGCTGCGCACGCAACGCCTCAACCTCCTCCTCACTGCGGAACACCTCGCTCGGCGCACCCTGCGCCACAAACTGATGCCGCACCGCACGCCCCAAATCAATATAATCCAGCGCCTGCGGGTCCAACTGCCCATAATTCGCAGCCTGCTGCACCGTATAATCCAAACTCTGCGCCTGCGCACGCTCAATCGTCTGCGCCAACTTCCCGTGGTATGCCACCTCCGGCACCCGCAACAACTTCCCGTCATTCACACCACGCACAGCATACTCAACCGGCACCTTAGCACCCGCCATCTCAAACTTACCCTGCCGCCACAAACATGCAAACACACGCCCCATCAGCGCATTCAAATCCGCCACATACCGAGCAAACGTACTACTGAAACTCAACGCCTGCTCCTCCTGACGCGCCATCACCTCCGTAGCCGTCACACCAGGCTCCAAATGCGTAATAGGCTGCAAAAACGGCACATAAAACGCCATCCGAATCCGCTCCTCCGCCATCCGAATCCGCTCAACACCCACATCATACCGCCCTTGGCTACCCCACTCACGAGGCAAACCCAAATGATTCACCTCACGGTCAACCACCGTGCGGCCACCCGGCCTGAAATCAATATCACCCACCTGCTCCGCATCCTGAAACACACGAGGAAACACACTCAAATCCGCCAGCAAATCCAGCGTCTTCTCCACACGCACCAACCCACGCAAATCCTCCGCACAATTCAACGCAGGCGGATACCCCCACACCGTCCCCTCACCCCAGCTCAAAAACCGCGTCACCATATACGGCAACTCCTGGTACCCCCCCTCCTCAACAATCACACGCTGCTCACCATTGAAAATATACACACTCGCATACCGCATCTTCAACGGCCCCAAATCCTTATCCCTATTCCCCGGCGAATACCCCTTCCGAGGCGTCACCAAATGCCAAAACTCAAACCGATCATCAAAACGCCGCTCAAGCCTATCAAAAGCCTCCTGCACCTTCACCGGCACCTTACCATACCCCCAACGCTCCACCGCCTGATGCGCCGTAAACTCAAACTTACGCACCACCGTATCAACATCCCCCGCCTCATTCAACGCAAAACCAAAACTCCCCACCGGCACATGCCTAAACTGCACACCTCCCCCCTTTCGATCCTCGCAAAACAAACACCCCGTCCCAAACAAACCACGGTCCAAATCAACCTCCTGCTTCGCAGCATAAAAATTACTCTTAGCCAACTCCCTCGCCGTCACCTCAGTAGCATTCATAAACCACCGCTCATACTTCTCACCCGCCTTAACCTCAGCCTCCCGAAACGAAAACCACTGCTGATTATGCGGTGTCACCAAACTATTATGCGCACTCACCAACGTAAGCAAACTCGCACACGCCACACTCACATGCTCCCGCACAGACTCAGCCCCACGCTGAATCTGCCGCAACACATCATTCTTCCGCGGCATCACCGTCCTACTCAACCAATCCCACACACTGCGCATCGCATCCGCCTGGTGGTAAACAGACTCAGCCAACTTCACATACTCCCTCCCCTTATCACTCATAACCGTGCAAACTGTAAATGCATCCAATCATAATCCCGCTCACGCCCCAAGCTCACCGCCCCGTGCTTCTCCCAAATCTCCCACCATGGCTCATACTCAGCTCGGCTCATCCGCGCCACCGGCCTATGCATCCCATACGTATTATTATCCGGATCCCAATCTATCGCTATACCCCAAGCATGCATGCTCAAACTCTTACCACTCCCCGTCTTGCGGTAATTATAACACCCGCCATACTGGTCCAACCGCAACTCCTTAACACGCTGCAACCCATACACACGCAACACCTCCTCCAAAGCATCCTCCACAGCACCCGCAACCAACCGGTGCACCCGTATCGTACGCACCTCCTTCCCCTCATAATACAACGGATAAGGCGGCTTAATACTCACCAACTGACTCTCATCACCCGCCACACCAAAACAACTCTCCCCACCTCGCACCTCCGCCTGAGTCGGCCATACCAACTCACCCGGTAAACACAAAGCCTTCTCAATCGCAGCCAACGTCTTCGGCCCAACCACACCATCAGCCTCCACACCCAAAAACTCCTGTATCTTTCGCACCTTCGCCTTCATTTCTGCTTCATATTCTCATGTTCGCGCTCCAAATGCTCAAGCCTAACCGTATTAATATGCACCTCCTCAGTCAGCTTCTGAATAGCACCTATCATCCGCTCATTAACCTCGGCATGGCTACGTATTAGAGCTTGCATATCCATATACAACCACACAGCAGCAGCCAGTCCGATAAACGCCAGCACCACCCTCGGCTGCTCCTGCACATAGCGCAGCAAATAAACATACCACGCCTCATTATCCTTACGCTCACACATTGTAAATTGTAAATCGTAAATTGTAAATCACTTCCGGTATTGCTCGGGCTCCACCACCATGCTACTAAACTCAATATCCCCCGCTGCACTCTGCGAATACCGCACCGTGCAACTCTGCTGACACGTAGCCAACACACCAATCACGCCACCAATCACAGCGCCACTGATAACCTTAGCCCAATTACCCGGCACACCAAACCCCGCCAGCCATCCCGCCAGCTTTCCATGTACCACCTTCGCCTTTTCTTTCTCTTCTGCTTTCATGTGTTTATTGTTCTTCGGTCATAGTTCTTTTATGTTAGTCTTCAAAAATTACTGGCTCCATTATCCCGTCCGGCAAAAACGGCGTGGGCGGGCCGGCATCCAAATCCATCGCCGCAGGTGCAAATGCTGTGTTATTCGTCAGCAACTCGCTCAGCTTACGCGTGCCACACGCCAGCACATTACCGCTGCTCTCTTTCACCACGTAACCCAAGCAAGCCTCGCCGCCTTCATACTGCGTCGCCAACTCAGACCCCGCTGCAATAATATAAAACAGCGTCTGCACCGTGCGATCGATGCTATCCCAAGTCCCGATTAACGTCACACCCGCATTTTTTAACGCCGTGCTGTTACCTATTACTTGCGAACTCGATTTTGTAGTAGATGCGGCACTACCTATCGCAACAGAAAAATTAGTGCCGCCGACGGTGGCACCGGCACCCAGCGATACGCCCCAGCCCGCCATAGAGGACCTTGCGTTATACCCAACAGCTACACTATTTTGCGCCGCTACCGCAAGGTAACCTATTGCTACACCTCCGGATGCGGTTGTATAGGCTTCTCTTCCTATGACTACGTCGTATACTGATGAGTTATTAGCATCCTGCCCCAATGTTACAGCGCTGCCGTACAGTATATTGTACAGTCCGCCACTGCTCACCGCATTACCGCTGCCGCTCGTAGGTACACTGTCAAAGCTGATTTTGCCCCCGCCGCCATTGCCGCCAAGCGTGGGGGCTGCACTAAAATTTGCAACAATATCCACACTAATAGCAGCATCGCTCGCCACCACCTCAGTAGTCACAGCATAAAAATGCCCCTGACCCTTCTCCGGAATAGTACAGAACGTCACCGTCCCATCCAAATTCGTAATAGTGCCGCCCGCAGGCCCACTCACAACATGCCAATGATGATATGCAACTGGAATCGTAATCATAAAATTATAAATCGTAAATCAATTCAAGGTTTTTCTCAACCCACTCTGCGCAAACTTATTCACCGTATCCTGCACACTGAACCGCCTCGCAGCACTCTGCTGCACAGCACGCTCACTCTTCGCAGCCGACTCCACCGTATTCGCAGCCACCTTACTCGTAGACACCGTAGCAGCCGTATTCGCAGCCTTCTCCGCCGCCACAGCAGCAGCCCTACTCGCCTTCTTCTGCTTATGCGCCGCCACCACACTACCCGCAGTACTCGCCGCCATCCCGGCAATCGCCGTCGCCAATAACGCTGTTGTACCCATAATCAATTACCTCCCAAATTATAAGTTAAACCCAAACTAGCACCCGTCTGCAACAACCCGCCGACCCCGAGCCACGGCGCCACAGACCTATTAACCCTCGCCAAACGCGCATACGCATCCGCCTGCACATTACCCAAAGCATACTGCGTCTCACCACTCCTGCGCAGCGCATTAGCCTGCTCACTCGCATTCCGGTAATTAATAGCATTACTCTTCGCAGCATCACCAATAGCCTTCTCAAAATACTCAGCCACACTCAACTCACGCGCAGGATTCCCCGCAAAACCACTAATAGCATCCACCACACGCGCCGCAGCCCTATTCGCCGTCTCATTCCGGCGCATCGTCATCATATTATCACCCGCAATATGCGCAGCAGCCCCCGCGTCAGCCTCCAGCTTATACGCATCAGCAAAAGCCTGCCGCTTAGCCAACAACGCATTAACCCTCGCACTCGTAGCCTCACTGCTCATATTAGTCGCAGCAGCATTCATATTCAAATACTCGCCCATAACTCCTCCGTACTCGGTTTCTGATCATTACTATCGGCCTGCCTCGCCTCCTTCAACTTCGCCCGGTAAAAAGCCTTATACGCCCTCTCCTCAAGCCCCGCACTCAAATTAAAATTACTACTCACCCTCGGCGCAGCCTTAGCCGCCAACAACAACGCCACCCCCTCACAAAAAAACGGCTCATCATCCGGCAACATCACCGTATCCGCCAACCGGCTACTCTTATACCACAACACCACCTCCACCGGCACAACATCCACCGGCACCAAATACCGCCCCTGCTTACGCCAACGCTCCATACCCTCCACCCTACGCACCTCCATACAATCAGCAGGCAACTCAACCACACCACCCACCACAGACAACTCAGCCCGCTCCAACGCAAAATCCCAATGCGTATAATCCAGGGCAAGGGACACCGCATGCTGCACACAGTCCTCCAACGCCTCCTCCATCGGAGTCCCGGCTACACACCCGGCCTCCCCCAAGTATGACGCAGCAAGCCTCATCAGTGTTCCCTTGTCCATGTCACAATCTTACACCACCCCACAAAAAAATAAAATGTTCGGAACCGAACAAAATGCAAAATTCAACATTCAGCCTCCCAACACCTCCGCCAACACCGCAGAAACCGTCAACGCCTCCACCTCCACCTGCACCTTCTCCGGCTCATACGCCCCATCCATCTTATTCAACTCAGCAATACACCTCACCATATCCTGCACCTGCCCACCATCATGGCACAAAGAGGCAGAGGCACTCAACATCCGCATCCGCTCCTCCCTACTCAAAATCGCACGCATATCCGCCATCCCCCGCAACTCCGACAAATAAGACAAAATACCCTCATTATGGGACAACCTCGCCGCAGCCTTACTCACCGCAGCAGCACTCGCCCCACTCTTATTAAAAGCCTTACGATACGCGTCCCCCTTAGACACACCACTCACCACCAACCGGCACCACTCACGCTGCGCATCCGTCAACTCACCCTTCCTTACCCTCGCCATAAACAACCCTTTCCAAACGATTCAAAACCTCCAGCCCACGCTCACTCAAACACCACACATCACCACGCAACACCACATACCCCACATGCAACGCCTCATACAACACACGGCGCGTCCCCGCATGCCCCAAAACACGCTCCAACGCCAAAGACGTATGCTCCCCCTCAGCCAACACCGTAAGCACCTCATACACCCTCACAGACGCCTCCCTACGGCTCCTGCGCAATGCCCGCAACATCGCACGCAACTCCCCACGTTGAACCCCATTCATAACTCTTCTGTCTCACCTCGAATAAAAGCCATCGCCTCCGCACCGAGCAGCGGAGCTTCGGACGAAGCCGGGCCCACCCCTGCACACCGCTCCACCTTCACACCGGGAGACTCCACAACCTTACCACGCTTCGGCCCCTTCTTCCCCCAACCAAACTCCCGCTGCCACCGCTCAGCATGGCACAACACATCCTCCAAATCAACAAAAAACTTCCGCTGCCCCGTAGGCCGGTAAAACACCTGCTTATTCCGGTCACAACTCTGCTTACTCCCAAAATACGCCTCCAACAACCCCACCTGCTCCACCGCATCCGGGCACCGCTTAAACGCCTCCCGCGCAGCCTCCAACACCTCCGGCTGCAACACACGGCTCCGCCGTGCACTCGGGTGCGCAGAGCACAACCCCGCCAGCCACACCTTAAACCCCTCATCCCCCTCAAAATTCGTGGTGCGTGCAGGCTCACCGGCGCCCTTTATATCACCGGTATCCCTACCCACTACAGTATTATTACTATATACTCTTTCTCTAGGTAACGCATCAGTAACGCCGCAACCGTTACCATCACTAACGCCACCAGCGTTACCCCTACCAGCCTTAAACCGAGCCTGCCGCTCCGCAGCAAGCGCCCGCGCCTTAGCCCCCTCACCATGGTGTTGGTCAAAATCCTGCACATACAGAAATCCATCTGCACCCACAAAAGCCCAACCAACAGCAAGCAGCGCCTCCGCCAACCGCTTGCACTCCATCACCTCATCAACCTGCCCAGGCAGCAACCCCGTATAGCCATCAGTACACTGAGCATCCACCCAGCAAAACCACTCCACAGCCACACCCACCGCCTCACGGCGCCGCATCCGCAACACCGCAGCAAACTGCATCATCTTAGCGCTCCGCGCCAACGTAGTCTGTACCTTAATCCAAGCCATACCTCAAGCATAAAAACGAATTAACACCGTACCATCCTGCTCCCTATCCTTCACACGGTGAATCCCCGCACAATCCAGCACACGGTCATTCACCCCCAGCGCATCAGCGCACCCATCCAAATACGCCTTGCAACTCGCCAGCGCATTATCCGCATCAGGCCCCGTCCCGCCCCAATAAAACCACGTCACATCATACCGCATAGGCCTCCAGCCCTCCGGCAACAAACACAATTCCTCTGCATCGCGCCTCGCCTTTAGCATCATCAACCGCGCACGGCCACGCGCCTCACGCACCGCACGCTGCTTCGCACTCCAATGCGACCGACTATTCGGACTCAGCACCCGCCCCGGCCTCGACAACGCCACAGACAACACAAAATCATCACTCCTCATTGCTCACCCCCCTTTCTAAACACCAGCCAATGGGTCTTACCGGATCTCTGCCCGAAAAGCGGAGACTCCGGTGTTAAGGCCAACACCTCGACCAATTTCACCTGATCCTCATTCCACTTGAACACCAGAACACCATACGGACCCAGCACGCGGAAACACTCCGCAAAACCTCGCCGCAAATCATCTTGCCACGTCTCACGATTCAACTTCCCATACTTGGCCGCAAGCCAACTTCTCTCCCCCGCACGCAACAAATGCGGCGGGTCAAACACCACCAGCTGAAACACGCCATCCTCAAACGGCATCGCCCGAAAATCACCCACCACATCAGGGCGGATAACCAGCTTCCTGCCATCACAGAGCGTCTCCTCCAACTCCCGGCAATCCATAAACACCGCCTGCGGATTCTCCTTATCGAACCACATCATCCGCGACCCGCAGCACGCATCCAGAATACTCTTCTTACTCATTCCTCCTCCTTTCTATGCTTTTTATTCAGCTGAGCAACAATCTTATTGTAGATGCTGATAATGACAAGGTTATCGTGTTTGAGTACGAGTTTTGTCGGCTTGTCTATATGCGGCGACGCAAGGAGTCGGAGCGTCAATTTGCTTCCCTCGTCGAGGCAAGCTTTCAGCACCTTGACTTCTGTTTCAGTTAGCGATAGGGTCATCTCTCCTCCTTTCTGTAAATTGTGTTAAACTCTGTTCTTTCTTCTTCATACATTAAACATTCAACCTCCCACCTTCCCGCAGCTCCTGCTCCAGCAACTCAACCAGCGCACTGCACTGGCCCAACAAAGCCCGCGCCTCCGCCAACATCGCAGCCTTATTACCCATGGCAGCCATATACTGCAACCGCGTATTACAACCGCGCACACGGTCACACATCTCCACATAAAGCACACCCATAGGGCTCCCCTTAGTCTTAACCTGTTTCATAAGCAATTAAAAATTAAGCTGCGGTTCACGAGACCTAACCGGCGCCCGCCGGGCCACCTCAACCCCGCGCAAACGCAAAATAGACAAATACCGCTGCTCCCCCTGCTTATTAACATACGGCTTACCTATAACAAGCCCATGCACATTAACAACATCACCCACCACAGTAGTACTCAACCCCTGCGCCACCTTCCCCCACGCCTCCACCTCAACCAAGGTGGAGGCAGGCGTATTATTGCGCCCCTCCGGCAGGCACACCTCCAACACAGCCGTATTAAAAGCCATATCCCGCCCATTAACAAACTTATACCCCAACGGCGGCAACACCACCACCTTCGCCCCATCAAAGTGAAACGAACTCATCAACTTATACTCCTCCTCACTCATAAAATTGTAAATTGTAAATCGTAAATTGTAAATTACTTCTCCTTAATACTCCCCGCTGTATACTTCACAGCACCATACCCCTCCAACTGCAACCGTAACCACTCACGGCTCGCCTTAGTCGTCTGCTTCACACCCTCCGGCGCATGCTCCGCAAGCTTCCGGTGCACCAGCTTATCAAGCTCCGTAATACCCACCTTACAGCACTTCGCAAACTCCTCACCACTCACATCCAGCAACGCATTCAGCTGCGCAAAAGCACCACCCGCATCCGTCACCGTAAACGCCGCACGCCCCGGCGCCAACTCCAGCCCCGGCAACTCCACACCTGCCTCCAAATCCGCGCGCACCTTCCGCTCAATAGCCTCCACATACTTCTTCGCCAGCCTAGCCGCATCATACGCACGCCGTCTATCCTCCAAGCTCCACTGCTCCCAGCGCGTCAACTCCAGCCCAGCAGCCTTCTGCACCTGCAACCCCAGCGCCGGGCAGCTCGCCGCCGCACGGCAATACCGGCACTGCACCTCCCCGGGGCACAACTCCGCCCCTGGCCGCATAGCCGCATCAAGCTTACCATACAACCACCCACGCAACACAACCGTCTCATCCTTTTTAAACCGCACCAACTGCGGCTTCTGCCTACTCACAAACGGCTGCAAAATACCCGTATACACATCATCAACCTCAGCAAAATTGTCAAACACCGTCAACGCCTGCCCATACAACTGAGCATTCATCTTCGCCTCAACAACATCACCCCGGCCAAACTTATAATCCAGCACCAGCGCCTTACCACACCCCACAAAAATCACATCCTCTTGCGCACTAAACCGCTGGCAAGCATCCCACAGCCGCTTCTCCCTGAAAACCGCCATCCCGTGCCCATCCGCCACATACTCCTGCGCAAGCAGCTGCTCCATCTCCGCACACCACTCACACGCCTCAGCCTCCTCAGCATCCTGCGGCAGCGTCCCATCTTCCATATGCTTATGCAACCGCGTACCCATAGCAGCAGCCTCACTCTGCTCACCCTCCGGGCAAGCCTTCTCAGCCAACCAACTCCCAGGGCACAACACCAAACGCTGCAACCCACTCGCACTCGGCAAACCGCGGCGCACATCCTCCTCAGCAATCAAAACATCCTCACTCATAACATCAAAAATCCAAAATTAAAAATCCAAAATCCAAAAATCAAGCCATTTCCCCAAACATAGGCAACTTACCCGGCAACCCAATCGGCATCGGCTGCGCTTCAGTCTCGGCAGCAGGCAGCGAACTATTCAAAAACGCCGGAGCCTTCACACGATCCTTCGTCACATCACGCATCACCGGAACCTCCACCTCAGCCTCACCATCAGAAACCGACTGATCCGTCAGGTAATTATACAGCCACGCCTTCGCCTTACGCTCAGCTTTACCAAGCACAGCATCCTGACTCATCCCCGCATTCACGCGGATAACAAACTCCAGGCATTCATTCACCGGCTTACCATCCCACACACAACTCAGCTCCACCTTAACCAAGCCCTCACGCTCAATCTTCTGGTACACCTCACCACTACGGCTAACCCCCTGTGTAGAACTCTCCTTAATCTCCGCCGGGTGGTACACAAAGCGCATATCTTGCAAACGGCCCTGCTTCACCAGCTGACGCAACAGGAACGTAAAGCCCTCCTTCGTCACATACATATTCCCGCCGAGAATATTGAACTGATTACCCACACATTGCAGGCCCAGCGTAGCAGCCTCAATCACCGCATCGCGCACAGTCTCCATACTGTAAGGCGAAACCTTCGGCCCCTCATCCGTGCGGAAACCCATCTTGCTGTTTTTCAACTTCATCAGCGCCTTCATCACCTTCTCATTCAGCGCCTCTCGCAACTCAGCTACCGCCAAACCATACGCAATCGTTCTGGCAAAATTACCCTCCATCAGCCAAGCATCCGCAAGCTGCACACTCAGCGCATCCAAATTCCCGGCCAACTGCTCCCCACGCTCAGCACGGCTGAGCACCAACTTCTCTGTAGTATTATTTGTTGTCATAGTCTTAATTCGCACCGTAATTTAACCTCCACGGTGCCACAGAGGCATTACATGAACAGTACATACACCCCTACCTACCCGGTAGGAGACAGCCCCGGCAGGAATCGAACCTGCACCACCGGCATCGGAAACCGGCATCCTATCCATTAAACGACAAGGCCACATCTAAGCCCGCTTTTAAAGGGGAGCGAGCACAACCCCATGCCACGAAGCTCAGACCATCGTACCGGCACCCATACGTCTCGCTATGACAGCAAAAACTCACTCATTCAACCGGCAAAGCGCATCACGCACACACCTCACCACCTCACCCTCATACACCTGCACACCCGGCAACTTCTCACGCAAATAATCAGCCACATCCTTCACCGCATTATCCACCGGCACATCAGGCCGAATCAACTCATAGCGCAACGCCAACGAATGATTCTCCTTATCCACACGCACCTTCAAACGCGCACGCACCTCATACGTCGTCATCTTCTCCGCCCCCTTAAGCACCGGCAAATGCAGCACAAACTCCGCAGGCAAAGCCATATCACGGTTAGCCCCCGTCGTCTTCTCCTGGTAACTCACACACACCTGCCCATCCGCCCCACGGTAAGAGCGACCAAACTCAACACTCTGCTTCTGGCGGAAATTCGCCACAAGATCCAACAACTCCACCCCCGTAGGCACCTTAATCACCCCCTGCTGATCCTCCAAAAAATCGCAGAAATCCTCCTGACTCAGCCACCGCTTATCCCTATCCTTCCAGCACACCCACTCAGGCGTGTACATAAAATCAAAATCCGCCACATCATCCCCCCAGCTACCATCATTAAACACCGCACGGGCATGCAGCTGATTCACATACACCACCTTGCGCCCCCAAGACTCCAAACGCTGCTCCACAAACTCCACAAACGTCTCCAAACGCAACAACCGCACCAACCCCGCATGCCGATACGGCATATCAGCGTAACGAGAAATGTCCTTTACACGACACTCCTCATGCACCACCAGCGCACGCCCCGGCACCACCTCAGCCGTCATCCCCGGCGTCAGCAAATTGCCACTCATCTCCCCCTGCATCTTCACACAGGCCATCAAACCATTATTATCAGAACTTTCCATAACTTTGTAAATTGTAAATCGTAAATTGTAAATCAAACATTAACCTTCTTCGGAGCCTCAAAATCAAACACCCCCTGCGCCGGGTCACTCTCACAAAAACGCCCCTGCGCATCCGCCCACACCAAACGCTGCCGCACCTCCTCCTGAGGCACCTGCCGCGTCACCGTAGGCTTCACCGCCACCTGACGCTCCTTACCCAACTTCGCCACAGCAATTTTAAGCGTAACGTGCCCCTTGCCACCCGTCTCCAACACAGCAGCCGTCAAAGCCGTAATACCCTCATCCAACTGCCGCAACAACTCAGGGTCGTGCAAATCCCGCAAAGACTGGAAAAACCGCTCCCCCGCAGGCGCATCCGTAGGGCTAATCTTACTGCTCATCGCCCGTCTCCTTTCCACCCAAAGCAGCCAACAAAGCACCAAAATCCTCAGCCTTCACCCGCACCGCCTTCACACCCTCATCCTGAGACAACACAAAATACCGAGCAACCACAGCCCACGCCTCAGCATCATGATCCTTAGCACGCTTCAGCAACGCAGCCAACGCACCACCAACCATAGGCCACAGTACAGAACCCCATGTCCCCGGCTCACACCCCGCAACAGAATGCAACGCCATCGTACTATTACCATCAGCCACAAGCACAATACCCGGCGTGTCGAGCCGCATACCATCCTTACTCACCACAGCCATCAAGCTCTCCACCTGAAGCTGCCCGTCTTTCACTAATTCTTGTTCTACTGTCATAGTCTTAAATGCACCGTAATTTAACCTCCACGGTGCCACAGAGGACTTTTCTCGATTATGAAACGGATACTTTTTAAACAGCATCATAACCCCAACGGCACTCACCGCCGGGAAACCACGCCCGAGACTCGAACTCGGAAACCGCCACCATCAACACCGACTGCCCGAAGCTTCGTAGGGCAGGAGTCACGGCGTAGCACAAAGGCTTAACAGACTTTGTGCGAAGACGGACCGGCACGCAGCATAACGCCACCGATAATTTCAAACGCCTCGGCTAGCAACAGCGACATGCAACACTACTGATTTTTTGTACTTTCTTACTATTCCCGATAAACGAACATGCTCCTAACACATGCACGACAAGAAACCCTCAACCCAGCCACATGTACAGGATGAGCGTGGCAAACATAAGCGCACAAACCACAGCAGCCCACAGCAGCCACCTGCGCACACGCGCCACCTCCCCCTCCATCCGCTTAAGCTGCTTACAGCACCCCGCCAACACCTCCTCACACGCCACCTTAAGCGCACGCGCCTCCTCCTTCTCACGCTCAGCCGCCTTCACCGCCGCCGTCAAACTCTTAAACGCAGCACCACCCTTACCCGTCTTCGGCCTCTTCTCCTCAAAAACAATAGGCCTATTCTCACCCTGCACCAACGGCGCAGCCAACTCCCTAGCAACTTTCATAGCATTATTACTCATAACATTAAACATTAAAAATTAAACATTAAAAACCAAACGTCGGCGGCAAAGAATCACCAACACCACCAACCGCAGGCCGCTTACCATACGGGTCAAACCTCTCCCCATCCACACAAGTATCAAGCGACACCACCACCAGCAAAAACGCCGCCCAAAGCAACACACTGCCCACAACACACCCAACACCCTGCAACAACAACTTAACCATAACCATATAAACTTTGTAAATCGTAAATCGTAAATCAAATCACCGGCTGATAATACCCCAGCATCGCCTTCTTCACCTCCTTCACACAAAACATAAACACCCCGCTACGGCTCCGCCCTGTACCGGGCAACACATAACACGGAATCACCCGCCTCTTCGCCAACCGCAACACCTGAAAACGGTCCGCAAAAAACTCCGGCAACCGCTCCGCCAACACAGCCGCGCTCACTAAAGGCGCCGTTTTCCTACTACACTTCTCCATAAACTTATTCTCCTTAACTACTACTTGAAAATTCACCATCAGCATGTTACACTCCCTGCATGGAAACCACATGGCTCACCATCCTCAAGAAACTTCTTGAGCTTATCATCACGCCAAAGAACAAATGGCTGCTCACAACCACAAGCGGCCTCCTCCTCTTTGCCCCCAAGCAACACCTTGCCCAACTCGGACTCACCGGCATCGCAACAAACCACCAAACAACGGCAGGGGTTATCTTCTGTATATGCTCCTGATCCCTGCTCATAGACCTCTGCGCTTGGCTGACTAAGCACCTCCTCAAAACAACGCGTCAGAGAACCGAAACCCGCAGCACACAACGCGCCCTTCAAGCCCTTACAGACCAACAAAAGAAAACGCTCAGCACCCTTACCACAAAAGGCATCACTCGCGGCTTTCTCCCCTGCGACCCGGAGAGCACCCAACGCATGGTAGAATCGGGCATCCTTATACCCCACGGCCCCCGCTTCTACAGCGACGGCTACCTCAGAGAATACTCCCTCAGCCCAATCGCTCGGCAGCACTTCTATGGTAAAGACTAAACGGCAACCTATATCCATCACTTCTGCTCTCCTTTCTTCTCAGAAAAACGACTCAACAGCTCCCCTAACGCGGTAGCAATCCGCTCCAGAGCATGAACCGCTCTCTCCTTCAGCTCGCACTCCTTCCGCTTTTTCTCCGCTTCATGCTCAGCGCATGCAAGCACTATATCAATAGAACTTATCATAAAATGTTGATTAGCTTAGCAAATAAAATCCCTTCCGGTATCAGCTTCGGTAGAGCCAGCAGCTTCTCCTGCAGAGCCTCAGCCATCTCCATACATTCGGTAGATGCGTACCAGTCAGTGCTAAGAATAGTCTCCATGCAGAACTTCAGGAACTCATGCTCCTTCTCCGTTAACTCCAGCTTATACATACTTCTCGCTAAATTCGTACTTCGTAACTCGTACCTCGTACTTCTCAATAGCTCACCCGGCACTCCACCGGGTGGTATGCCGGCAAATTCACCAACCTCTCCAGCAGCGCAGCACTCGGCTTGCGCTCCCCCAACAACACCAGGCGCAAATGCACCGGACTCACCCCCGCTGCACGCGCAGCACGGCTTATACTATACCCACGCCCGGCAAGAAATTCAGGCGTAACGGTTAATTTCTGCTTGTCGTTACCGTTCATATTTTGTATACTTCGTTATTCCGTAACCGCTCATCCGTTCCACCAGTGTAGCGGTTACGGAGACATTTTATCGTAACGACAATGAAAAATCAAGAAAAAAATAGTCTTCCCGATAATTTTTCTTCGCGCCTCACTTGGGCTATTTCTTCTAGCGGATTGAAGCAGAAAGAATTAGCGAAAATCGTAGGTGTTGCAGAAATAACAATTTCGCGCTATAAAAGCGGGGTTCAGACGCCAAACAACGCCACTTTGAACATGTTGGCTAGCGTTCTAAACGTCTCTCCGGAATGGTTATCCACCGGAAAAGCTCCTATGCAACCGGAAAATATAGTCGCAACGACTACTATCGACACACCTACCGACAACATAGACTGGAAACAACGTGCACTAAACGCCGAAGAACGCCTCGCTCGACTAGAGAACATCCTCAAAGAGCTCTTTGCCTTCGCCCGCATCGGACAGTAAGCCATCCTCGCCCAACTCAAAAAACAGTAACTCATGAGCACCGATAAAAAGAAATGCCGCATTTTCATCAGCCACGCCTCAGCTGATGCGAATGAACTTGTTCCTATTGTGGATATGCTCCCTGCTTTATTTGAACTCCAAAAGGAAGAAATTACTTTTACTGCCCTGCCTGAAACAGGTTTAGCAAACTTTAGCCGATTCAACGAAACACTCCGTAAAGCCATACAAGAAAGCGACCTGATAATCATATATCTTACCAACACATATATTCAAAGAGAATATTGTCTGTACGAACTAGGAGCAATATGGGGATTAAATAAAAATTGCTTTCTCATCAATCGTGACGGAATCAGTAAAGAAAAGCTGCCCGAACTCCTGCTGGGGCATACATATAGCAAACTCGACGATACTTGTATAGACCAACTCTTCGATTTATTAGAAGAACTTCACTTTAATCGTCTAATCAAACGTACAGCAGACTACAATTCCCGTAAAAAAAGGGCTCTGGAGCAAATAGAGCAAGCACGACAAAATACTGGAGAAAATGCTAATCCTGTACCGCAGCAGTCATCAAAAAGTGAAACTGATAAAAAAATCAAAACAATAAACGACAAACTAAATTGGCAAGAATACCCCATACAAATGGTCGGACAATATTTCAACAATATTTTTGAAACAGATAAACGCAGCGCATATATATCGGAATGCTTCCAAATAGACGCTACAATTAAACAACAATGCTTCTGCATCGCTATATTACATGAAGTAAAAGGTTTATTTTTATCATGTACAAGAAAGAAACCAGAATATTACCTTCTACTAGATAAAGAATCTCAAACGCTCATTTCAAAACACCCTGCAAACGAAACAGAAAAGAATCAAATGGATTTCTTTTCTTTGCTCGGAAGCCCAGAAAAAGGCATTTGCGATTTCCCTTTTTCTCCTCACAATTATCAATACTATACCTTTCATTTAGAAAACAAAAGCAAACGATAGCCCCTCTCCATCTAAACGCAAAAAGCCCCGAGAAAATAATCCTTGATATTTGGGAGTTTATCGTGCATCATTACGGCATGGCATGCGGGATAGTCTGTATATTCTTTGCACTACACCTCCTTTGGTGGGAGCGTTGTCGCCTATTCTGGCGCGCCCTGGGGCACGGCATCAGCGCCATCATCAGGTGGACACTCTGGCCGGTGATCTACCTCAACCGGAAAGCGCATACGCGTTGGAAAGCATGGAAAGAACAGCGGAAAGAGCGCCACATCATAGCAGAATTTGACCGCCTCCACCCGGAACTCAAAGACAAATACACAGACTACGGCAAACTCCAAATCATGGCACTCGTGCAAAACCCCACCTTTCAACGCATAAACAAACTTGCCATGGAACGCGCAGCTAAAGACCCCACCAAAAGCCTTCTACAACACTTCGATGACATAGCAGCCGAAGAAGCCTCTAAGCCCATAAGATTCTCCTGGCCGAACTAGCTCCATCCGCGCCCAAATCGCCAAGCGCGACACCCCATCAGCAAACCACAGCTAGCCGACAACTCCGGCACAAGTCGGCACAAGCTGCGCACATAGCAAAAAGCCCCGCAACATGCGGGGTAAAATTTTATTGCGGTAAGACACAATTTTTCAAACAACCGCACACACAAGCAAAACACAAAACGCACAACACGCGCCACAAAACATACACCACATATTGTATACATACGCAATAAACAAAAAAATTAACATAAATCTCACCGCCCCAACACAACATATAGCGCCACAATAAAACTTGACATCTGAGCCAAACCGCATAAAATGTGTCTATACTGCCAACATGGCACCGATTATGAATGCAGAACTTAGAGAATACCGCAAACTGTTTCAAAAAATGATAGACCAGGACGACCCTGCCATCATCGGAAACAATAGTAGAGCCCATGCAAAAGTTATTTTGCAAGAGCTAATTCGTAGCGCATGTACGGAAATTCTCATACAATGTTCGCACATGGCTAAAGACATATATGGAGATATTGAAACACAAAAGCTTATCAAAGCCGCAATCCATCGAGGCATAAATGTTACAATTGCCGTTAGAGATGCCTGCCCCGAATCAGACTCTTTCTGCAAGGAGTTAGAAAAGAATTGCCCTAGTGCGGTACATTGTAATACCTCAGTATTCCCTGTTGACTTCTGTGTCGTTGACGGTAAAAGATTCAGATTAGAGAACGACCAAGAACAAGGGGCCGCAGTTGCAAGCGCCAACAGTGAGACAATAGCAACACAACTTAGAGAAATTTTCGTTCAAAACCTCGCTGCATGATGCTTACAGCTCTCCATATAGCAAATATCCCCACGCATCCTCATCCGGATATGGGGACGTTTGTTGGCGCGGTCATGGCCATATTGTTATGCTCAACACTATGGGACATCCCCAAAAAGATACTCATAGAGCAACTGGAAAGAAGAGGAAAAAGTTTCATACAAGAGAGTAAAAACAAACTATTAGAAATTGACGCTTCAGCCTCATCTCTCCTCGAACAGTTAGAAGATATAGAAGAAGACTTCGCTGATAGTTGCAGGAAAGTAAAAAATCTCATAAATTGGTGCTACAGTCGGATTTATGTACCTTCCGCTATTATTAGTGGAATACTCGCACTCGTAGAGCTTTTTTTGGGCGGAACACAAACAATAGGATACTGGAATGCGCTGCTACTCACCCCCATATTATTGTTTTTGGCTCCCTGCATAGTATACAGTTTTATAATATGGATAATTCTCTTGATAGAGAGATGGAGCTTTAAACGAAGATTGAAAAGAAAAACACCGCCCAAACCATCAATTGAATCTGCCATTTTGGATTTCATTAACAAAACCAAAAATTGACATCCCCCCCCCAAGATATGGTATCTTGACCACGTGATTACAGCTCCATGAATCGCACCCCGCAAGCTCACTGTTGGTACCGGTAGTTTGCACACCTCCTGAAAACCATCGCTATTATCCCTAGTTAAGTTTTCAGAACACCCCGCAGGTCCCCATCCCCTGCGGGGTGATTCATTTATCCGGCAAAATCTGCCAAAAACGCTCCGCATCCGCAGGAGTAGCCGCCGCGCGGTAGTGAATAAACAACGTATCACTATTCGGAGAATGCCCCAAATTCGCCTTCAACCCCGCCACATCCTTATACCTGGCCAAATGGTAAGAAGCATAAGAATGCCTGGGCGTATCCGGCAGCGCATGCACACCGGCGCGTTCACGCACAGCCCGGGCCCTGCGCACCCAATCCGGCGGGCACACCAACTCGTGGGGCTCATGCACCCCGGTAGACACCAACCACGCCACACAAGTCGGCTCCAACTCAATATTACGCACCTGCTGCGTCTTAGCAATACCGGCAGTAATATGAACAAACCCATCACGAATATCCCCCCACCTCAAACGCGTCAACTCCTTCGGCCTCACCCCCGCAAACATCAGCAGCGCAAACGCAGCCCGCTCCGCCACAGAACACGCATCCATCACCCTACGCACCTCATCCGGCGAGTAAATAACAATCGGCTTCCTCTTCACCCGCACCCCCTCCATACGCGAAAACGGAGACTCCTGCAACAACCGCCGCCGCACCGCCCAAGAAAACGCCGGTCTAATCGTCCTCACCTCATGAGCCCTATACCCCGTAGAAGCAAACGCCTCCACATACCATCCCTCCAACTCCACCGCATCAATAGTAGAAATCAACCTCCCGGCCCATCTCTTCAAAAACGACTTAGCAGACGTAGCAAACGCCCGCTTACTCGCCTCACTCCAATCCGCCTCCTTCGCCGCAGCAAAATCGCGCAACAACTGCTCCACCGTAACCGCCCGCCCCGCACTCTTGAGCACCGGCAGAGCCAACTCAATCGCCCGGTCCAGAGACAAATCCAGCCCCGCCTCCGCCAAGCGCTCCAGCGCCCGCTGCGCATCACGCACCTGCACATTACTCAACTCCGTCAGCTTAGACTCCGTACGAGTAGCAGCCAACAACTCCCAGCGTTTCGCCTCCGCCTCCGCCCTGGTAGAAAAATACATCTTCCCCGCCTTACCCGATGGATTCAGATAAGCCGGCACATAAATAGACCAGAACACAGAAGACTCATTCTCCTGCCGAACAATTTTCAAAGAAGCCTGACGCAT